ATCCGACCGCCGCTCCCTCCTGGCCGAGCAGCTCGACGGGCTCTCGGAGCGGCTCTAACCAACCCTCTGTAAGGAGTGCCTTCAATGGCGTTCGCGAACAGTTCGATCAGCGATATCATCGCGACGAACATCCAGTCGCGTTCCGGCGAACTCGCCGACAACGTGACCAACAACAACGCGCTGCTGCGTCGCCTCAAGGAACGCGGCAACGTCAAGACGTTCAGCGGCGGTAACGTGATCTTGCAGGAGATCATGTACAACGACTCGACGACGAACAACACCAACTCCTACTCGGGCTACGAGGTCCTGAACGTCTCGCAGAACTCGCCCATCAGCGCGGCGCAGTTCTCGATCACGCAGTACGCCTCGGCGGTCTCGATCTCGGGTCTGGAGATGATCCAGAACTCGGGCAAGGAGGCGATCATCGACCTGCTCGATGGCCGCATGAACGTCGCGGAGGCGCAGCTCGCCAACCGCATCGGCGGCGACATCTACCTCGATGGCACCGGCAACTCGGGCAAGAACATCACCGGCCTCGCGGCGGCGGTGCCCGACAGCCCCGGCTCGGGCACCTATGGCGGCATCAGCCGCGTGTCGTGGTCGTTCTGGCGTTCCGTGGCCTACTCCGGCACGACGAACGGCGGCGCAGCGGTGACGGCGGCCAACATCCAGCAGTACATGGACAGCGTGGCCGTGCAGCTCATCCGCGGCACCGACAAGCCGGACCTGATCGTGGCGGACAACAACTACTACCGCCTGTATCTGCAGTCCCTGCAGTCGATCCAGCGCATCTCGGATTCCGGCTCGAGCATGGCTGGCGCGGGCTTCGCGTCGCTCAAGTACTACGGCGCGGGCATGGCCTCCGATGTCGTCCTCGACGGCGGTATCGGCGCGGCGGCGACGGCGAACCACATGTGGTTCCTCAACACCAAGTACCTGCACTTCCGCCCGCACGCCGACCGGAACTTCGTGCCGATCGGGGGCGAGCGTCAGGCGGTCAACCAGGACGCCATCGTCAAGCTGATCGGCTGGGCCGGCAACCTCACCAGCAGCGGGCCGCAGTTCAGCGGCGTGCTGATCGCCTAAGGAGGACCAGAACATGGCCTATTCCGTCGAAAACCGCATCGGCCTCCTGCCGATCGACCAGACCGACGCCGGCGTCACGATGGCGAACGGCACGTCCGCGATCCCGACCCCGCCGGCGACGCTCGGCATGGTCGTGCGCGGCTACGATCCGACCTACGGCGAGGGCGAGTTCATCCTCCTCCTCGGCGTGGCATCGACCGAAGTCGGCTCGCTCGTGTCGTACAACGCGACGACCTACCAGACCGCGCTGGCCGCCAACACGGCGAACCTCGCGGGCCCGGTGGCCGTGGCGATGTCGGCCAACGGTGCCGGCTCCTTCGGCTGGTACCAGATCGGTGGCCTCGCGGTCATGAAGAAGACCGCCGTGGCCGTCAACCCGCAGGTCGCCATCTACCAGTCCGCCACGGCGGGCCGCGTGATGCCGACCGTGGCGACCGGCAAGCAGCTGCTCGGGGCTCGCGCCGCGAACCTCGCGACGGTGGCGTCCGGTGTCTCGACGGTGATCGTCTCGATCAACCGTCCGCACAAGCAGGGTCAGATCATCTGACCAACTGAGGGCGGCGGGCTCGCGCTCGCCGCCCTCTTCTTCCTCGGGAGCATTCATGGCGCTTCCGTCGCGCGTCTTGAACTCGGGCGTCACCTCGTTGACCACCGCCGCGATCTGCGGCGAGGGCGCGTCAGCGGTGTCGGCAGCCGGATCGACCTCCAGCGACGCGACCGCGCTGACCAGCATCTACAACCGGATCTCGACCGTCGCTGCGGGCGCTGGCGTGAAGCTGCCGCCCTGCGAGATGGGCGCGACGATCTGGGTGACGAACGTCGGCGCGAATGCGCTGATCGTCTACCCCTGGGACACCGGCACGACCGTCGGCGGGGCGACCTCGCTCACGATCATGCCGAATTCGGCGGTCTGCTTCTTCGCAATCAGCAACACCCGCTGGGAACAGCATCAGGGCTTCGGCGGCACCGCATCGCAGGCGGCGCACGGCGCGTTCATCTCGACGGCGACCCAGACCGCGGCGCTGGCGAATACCGCCTACCCCGTGACGCTCAGCGCGACGACCGAGAGCTACCTCGTCTCCATCGGCTCGCCCGCCTCGCGCATCGTCTGCGCGCAGGCCGGGGTTTACAATTTCCAGTTCAGCATCCAGCTCGACAAGACCGCGGCTTCGACGGCTGCCGTCTTCATCTGGTACCGCGTCAACGGGTTCGACATCGCCAACAGCGCGACGAAGGTCGCTGTTAACGGCAGCGACGCGGAGATCGTGGCGGCGTGGAACTTCCTGCAGGACATGAACGCAGGCGACTATTTCGAGCTCGTCTGGTCAACCGACGACACCAACTGCTTCATCGCTGGCTTCGCGGCGTCGCCGCCGGTGCCTGCCATCCCCTCCGTCATCTTCACGGCAACCCAGATCCGATGATCCTGACCGACAACCTCGACCAGACGCTGCCGATCGTCTGCAACACCGCCGACGACCGCATCCGCGCGAACGTCCTGGCGGCTTGCAAACTGCCGCTGCCGTGGCTCGATCTGGTCGAGGCGCATGACCGGCCCGCCATCGTGGTCGGCGGTGGCCCGTCGATGCGGCCCCTGCTGCCTATGATCCGCGCGCTGCGCGACGGCGGGGCCGAGGTCTACGCCACCAACGGCACCGTCCCGGTCCTGTACGCAGCCGGGATCGCCTCGGATCACCAAGTCCTGCTGGACGCCCGGCCCGAGAATGTGGCGTTCGTCGCCGGACCCAAGGCCCTGCACTACCTCATCGCCTCCCAGTGCCATCCCGACCTGTTCCGCGCCATCGCGGGCCACCCGGCGACGCTCTGGCACCCGGCCTACCCCGAAATCGACGAATGGATCGGCCACAAGGAGGCCGTCTTGATCGGCGGCGGCACGACGGTCGGCCTGCAGGCCCTGTCGATCGCCTACGCGCTCGGACACCGCAAGATCCACCTGTTCGGGTTCGATAGCAGCTACTCCGATGCGGGCGAAGGCCATGCATACGCCCAGCCGCTCAACGACGAGGACGACAGGCAGGAGTTCCGCATCGGAGACCAGCGTTTCATCGCCGCGCCGTGGATGGCCCGGCAGGCAATGGAGTTCCAGGTCGCATCGCGTCAATTGATCGAAGGCGATGCGGAGTTGTACGTTCACGGCAAGGGGCTTCTCCCTGCCGTCGCCGCCCAGATGGGCCTCTCACGCTGAAAGGAAGACCACCATGCCGATCCCCTCCCGAGTTCAGGCTGCCGGAAACTCCGGCCTCGCGACCACCCAGATCTGCGGCGACGGCGCCACCGGCCTGACGGCCACGGGCTCGACCGCCGCGGACGCGCTGCAGCTCTCCGCCGTCTGGAACACCGTCGGCACGACCGCGGCCTCGACGGGCGTCAAGCTGCCGCCGACCGAGGTCGGTGCGATGGTCTGCGTCTACAATGGCGGTGCCAGCACCCTGACCGTTTACCCGTTCTCGACGGCCTCGACCATCAACGCTGGCGCAGCGTCGCTCAGCGTCACCGCGACCACGCGCGTCCTGTTCATCGCCACGTCCGCGACGACGTGGATCAGCATCGCGGGCGCCTGATATGCCGCTCGACAGCGACGACGCAAACGCCGACGCCAAGCTCCATGTGGAGTTCTACGACCACAAGGAGCTTGGCCGCCCGTTCATCCGCATCATGGTGCCCGGCGACACGACGAACATCATCGACCAGCCGGTGCGCGACGACCACAAGGCTCGGTTCCCGCGCCAGTGGCTGCACTTCCAGATGCAGTCGGAGAACGGCGACATCCCCGGCACGAAGCTGGAGGAGTGGCACCGCGCTGCGCCCGGCGACATCACTGACGCGCAGGTGGCAGAGCTGCAGATCCTCAAGTTCCGCACCGTGGAGCAGGTGGCGACGGCCAGCGACGCGCAGATGATGCGGGTCGGCATGGGCGGCGTCGGGCTGCGGCTCAAGGCGCAGGCTTTCCTGCGGCTGAAGACCGACAGCGTAGCCAGCGCGGAGCTAGCCGATGCCAAGGCGCAGCTCGCCGCGCTGCAGGCGCAGGTGGCCGCGCTGATGGAGGCCAAGGGCGAGGCCCCGCGCCGCGGGCGTCCTCCGATGAGCGACAGGAGCGCCTGACATGACCTCGACGATGGTCCAGCTCGTCCAGCAGGTTTCCAACGAGCTGGGCCTCGTCTCGCCCTCGACCGTGGCGGGCAACAACGCGCAGGACGTGATCCAGACGCTCGCGCTGATGAACGCCAGCGGCTACGAGCTCCTGCGCCGCCACGACTGGCGCGCGCTGACCAAGCCGTACCGCTTCACGGTGCAGTTCCTCACGACGACCGGGACGTGGACGACCTCCGCGGCCACGGTCACCGGCATCCCTGACACCACCGGCCTCGACACGACCTACATGGCGGTCGGCACCGGCATCGGCCAGGACACGTTCATCCAGAGCGTAGACAGCGGATCGCAGGTGACGCTGAACCAGATCCCGGCGTCTGCCGGCACGGGCGCGTCGATCACCTTCGCGAAGGTCAAGTACGCCCTGCCGAGCGACTACGACAGCATCGTCCCGCGCACGCAGTGGGACAAGTCAAAGCGGTGGGAAATGCTCGGGCCGGAGAGCCCGCAGCAGTGGGAGTGGCTGCTCTCGGGCTACATCTCGACAGGCCCGCGCATCCGCTGGCGGCTCTACGGCAGCTACTTCCAGATCTGGCCGCCGACCACGACCGCGGAATACCTCGGTTTCGAGTATCGGTCGAAGGGCTGGGCGATTTCGGCCTCGGGCGCGGTCAAGAACAGCTTCACCGCAGACGACGACACCTGCATCTTCCCCGACCGGGTGATGGTGCTGTTCACGAAGCTGAAGTATTTCGAGGCGAAGGGCTTCGACACGACGGCGCTGTACCGCGACTTCATGACGGAGCTGGAGACGGTGAAGGCGCAGGACATGTCCGCCGCCACGCTGTCCTTCGCGCCGCGCCCCGGCACGGTCCTGATCGGCTACGACAACATCCCCGACAGCGGCTACGGGTCCACCTGACATGGCGCGCCCGGCACCGATCCTGCGCGCGGCGAAACAGGCCTCGGCGCGCGTCGCGTCGATCCCCGCACCGATCGGCGGCTGGAATGCGCGCGACAGCCTCGCGAACATGAAGCCGACCGACGCGGTGCAGCTCACAAACTACTTCCCGACGGCGACCAACGTCGTGCTGCGCGGCGGGTTCCAGAAGCATGCCACCGGCCTGCCCGGTCAGGTCGAGACGCTGATGCCGTACAACGGCGCGACGACGCAGACGCTGTTCGCGATCTCGGGCAATGCGATCTACAACGTGACCAGCTCGGGCGCGGTAGGCGCGGCGCTGGTGTCCGGTCTCACAAACAGCCGCTGGGAGAGCACGAACGTCGCGACCGCTGGCGGCAATTACCTGTACGCCGTGAGCGGCGGCAACAGCCCGCTGCTCTACGATGGCTCGACCTGGACGTCGATCACCGGCGCATCGTCGCCCGCCATCACGGGCGTCACGACGAGCGATCTCGACAACGTCTGCCTGTTCAAGAATCGGGTTTGGTTCATCCAGCGCAACACGCTGAAGGCGTGGTACCTGCCGACGCAGTCCGTCGGCGGCGCGGCGCAGGTACTCGACCTGTCCACGGTGGCGCGCAAGGGCGGATACCTGCTGGCGATGGGCGTCTGGACGATCGACGCCGGCTTCGGCCTCGACGACAACCTCGTATTCGTCACCACGCAGGGCGAGATCATCATCTACCGCGGCACGGACCCGTCCAACGCATCGACGTGGTCGCTGGTCGGCGTCTGGGCCATGGGCGCGCCGATGGGCAAGCGGTGCCTCGCCAAGTTCGCCGGCGATCTCGCCTACATCGCCTTCGACGGCCTCTTCCCGCTCTCGCAGGCGCTCCAGAGCGCGCGCGTCGCGCCGCAGAGCGTGGCGCTGACCGACAAGATCCAGGGCGCGTTTGCCATCGCGACGACAGCCTATCAGGGCGCTTTCGGCTGGGAGATCTGCGTCGCGCCGAAATTCAACGCGATCATCGTCAACATCCCGGTCGGCACCGGCTCGCAGCA